GAACAGGTTATGCAAGCATGCGTACACCTAGGTGGAATGACTTGGTCAGAGGCTGACAAGGTTAGAAAGGTTATTGGTAAAAAGCAGGATGCAAAGGAACTCGGTCCGTTTAAAGATAAGTTTATTCAAGGCGCTAAAAAGCATATCAGCGCCGATGAAGCAGAGAACCTCTGGAAAACATTCGAAGCTCACGCTGGATACTCATTCAATCGTAGTCACGCTGTTGCTTATTCTATGCTTTCTTATTATACCGCTTGGCTTAAGTGCTATTATCCTTTGGAATTTTTATTCTCGATCCTTAAAAATGAAGGAGACAAGGATGCCAGAACAGGATATCTAATTGAAGCCAAGAGGCTTGGAATTAAAGTTAAGCTTCCACATGTAAATGAATCAGATGTAAACTTTTCACTACAAAAAGATTCAATTAGATTTGGTTTAGCTGAAGTTAAATTTATTTCAGACAGTATTGCAAATAAAATTATTGAAAAGAGACCGTATGAAAACTACAAAGATTTTGTCGACAAGGCGTCTAAGAAGGGTAGCGGTATTAACTCTAGGGCCGTTAACTCTCTTAATGCTATTGGGGGCGCTGCTTTTGATGATAATCCTAGAAGTGGCAAAGAAGCAGAGTCTTATTACGAATTTTTAGGGATACCTTCTTTTAACCTTTCTAACTTAGAGCCAAGGGTTAAAGCACAAGCAAGACCTATTGATGAATTTGAAGAGCTGGGATCATTCGTAATGTTTGGTATGGCCAAAAGCATCAAGCGTGGTAATGGCTGGTCGAGAATTGAGCTTGTCGATGAAAGTGGATCTGTAGGATTATTCGATATAGAGCAGACAAAAATAGAAACAAATAAAATGTATTTTGTTCTTGTAGGCGATAATAGAATATCAAGATACATAGATGTTGATTCTATCAATAAGGATTCTGACGATGCATTTGTTAAATATTTATATGCAAAGTCATACCCTATTGACGAAAATCAAAGGTTCGTGATAAGCTATACACCATATAAAACAAAAGCTGGCAAAACTATGGCGCACCTTGTTATGTCAGATAAAGATAAGAATTTAAATAGAGCTATTGTTTTTTCTAGCATGTATCCAATTTCATTGGCTAAAATGCGAGAAGGAATGATTTGCGAGCCAACTCTAAAAACCTTAGAAGATGGAACACTTATGGTTAAGGATGTAAGATGACAAGTAATACAGAAGATGTTTTTAAAACAATGAACGCTACAAGAGTTTTGGTTGCTATTTTAAATAAAATTGAATCTATTAGTATACCTACTGAAGATTTTATAAACTCCAACAATCAAGATGTACAGCTTTCTGTAACATATAATGACGAAACTATGTCATTTGAATTTAGACTAGAAGATAAACCATCTGAATCTGAAGAAGAATTGCCAAACAACTAATCGTTATGGAAATGCAACTAGACGATATATTAGCAAAGCTAGACCCTAAGACTAGAGCTAGGGTTCAGTCTGCCGTGGATATTCAGATTGAAAAGCAGCCTACACCTAGCATAGGACTGAACTTCGCATTAAACGGAGGTTTTGCTTATGGAAGGCAAATACTTGTTTGGGGAAATAAGTCTGCAGGAAAGTCTTCTTTCTGTTTGCAGATGATTGCTTTAGCTCAAAAAGAAGGCAAGACATGTGCGTGGATTGATGCGGAGCATTCTTACGATCCTGAGTGGGCAGAAAAGCTTGGCGTAAACTCAAAAGAATTAATATACTCTCCAGCTAAAACTGTTAATGATATGGTTGATGTTGCAACAAAGCTTATGGAAGCTGGTGTTGATCTGATAGTAGTTGATTCTATTTCAGCGTTGCTACCAGCAATCTATTTTGAAAAAGACGGAAATGAAATGAAGGATTTGCAAGACACTAAGCAAATCGGCGCAGAAGCAAAGGATATGACCCACGCAGTCAAGATGTTAAACTATGCAAACAAAAACACATTACTTGTTCTCATCTCGCAGCAACGAAATCAATTTGGATCTATGCATGCTAGTCACATCCCCACAGGTGGCATGGCAGTTAAGTTCTTCTCTTCAACCGTCATTAAGCTATGGTCTTCTGAGGCTGAGGCTAATGCTATTAAAGCAGGTATTAAAGTTGGTGACAAGATTATTGAACAAAGAGTTGGGCGACCAGTTAATTGGATTGTTGATTACAACAAGGTCGGCCCCCCAAATTTATCAGGACAATATGACTTTTACTACCAAGGGCAAGCTCTTGGTATAGATTATGTTGGAGAAACATTAGACGTTGCAGAAATGTGTGGCATTGTAGAAAAGGGTGGCGCATGGTATACAGTAAATGGAGAACGTTTTCAAGGACGTGCAAAGGCTGTAGCATATTTAAAGGAAAATCCAGATGTTGTAGACAGCTTAATAGGAGAAATAAATGCCAAACATTAATGAGTTTTTTACTTCAAAAGTTGAAGAGTCTATAGATAACAGAGTTGAAAAAATAGAACAGCAGAGGCCATGCAGTAAGTGTGATCTTTCTGCTCCATACTATAGTTTTAATCAGGTTACTTTAGAAATGTACTGGAAATGCCCATCTGGTCATGAGACAAAGCATAAGCTTAACTGATGTCAGAAAGAGCAGAAGTAAAGAGAGACGGCGCTAAAGCACAAAAGAATAGTGGCCGTGGAGAATATCAAAAAGGTGATGCTAAATGGAAAAACTTTGTAGTAGACTACAAAGAATCTAAAGCTTCATTTAATTTAAATAAAGATGTATGGGCTAAAATCTGTACAGATACTTTTAAGGTTAGCAGGGACATGCATCCAGCCCTTAAAATTATTATTGGTGGGGATTCCAAGGTCCGTCTTGGAATCATAGAGTGGTCAGTACTAGAAGAGCTGATCACATTTTGGGAGGAAAATAAAAATGGCTAATCCGATTATTACAATCGTTGGGCGAGTTGGTAGTGAACCAGAACCTGTTGGATCAAATGGTCTCAGGTTTAGAGTTGCAACTAATGATCGCGTTAAGAATGAAACTACTGGAGAGTGGGAAGACAAAAACACTTCTTGGTGGACAGTAAAAGCTTGGCGTACACTTGCAGGACAATCAAAGTCTGTAATTAAAAAGGGTATGGAAGTTATTATCGTTGGAAAGATTTATGAAGAAAATTGGACAGATAAAGATGGAATTAAGAGAAGCTCTTATGAAATCAATGCAGATTCAATTTCTGTAACAGCATACTCATTGTCTAAGGATAAGCCTTCAGGCGATAACGATTTCCCTTCATACAAGACATACGCTGAGGTTCCATTCTAGTGGTATACTTTATTTATGGATGCCTATTTGGCTTTGCTGCTGGGTATGGCGTTGGATTGTTGATGGATAAGTGGGATAAAAAGATTAAAAATGACAGAGGATAAAAATACATTAGAGTTAATTAACTCTATAACTGAATTTAACGATCTTCATGAGTATATGAATGATGCTCAACTGGACAGAGCTTTAGCTGTCATAGTTAAACTATTGTTAAATCCAGATGTTCCTGCTGCAAAAGCTCCTCAGCTTATTATTGAACTTCAGGCTATGTCAACTAAGTTTGCCATGATGGCATCTTACTATTCAACAATAGCAAAGGATAAGGCTGGAACCATGAACAATAATAAGAAAAATATATATTACTCAGCAAAGGAGTCCATAGACAAACTTGTAGATGCACTTAAGTATGTCGTTAGGTATAATCTATAATGGGAAGAAATATAGTAAAGAACTTAAAGTTTAAAAAGCATACTGGAAAGTTCTTTGATCCAGAAGCATTTGCTGAACTGCTTGATGAGTCCTACAAAAATACCAAGAGGGCTGACGGAGAAATGACAAAGAAATCATTTAGCCCAAGCTCTCTTGGATATGGACACGGAACCTGCCCAAGGTACTGGTACATGGCATTTTCGGGTGCAGTATTCATTGACAATAACGATGCAGTTGCGGTTGCCAATATGGCACAAGGAACCCAGGCTCACGAAAGGCTTCAGAATCTAATAAAGACAATGCCTCAGTGGGTTGCAGAAGAAGAAGAAATTATTAATGAGTACCCGCCTATTCGTGGCTTTATTGATCTTATTATGGAGTACGATGGTGAGACTGTAATTGGTGAAATTAAAACTGCAAAGCAAGAAGTTTGGGATGCAAGGCAGGCAGAAATGAGCCCGTCTGCAAACCATCTCCTGCAGCTTTTAACTTATATGAAGCTAAAGGATGCAAAAGAAGGTTTCTTTTTATACGAAAATAAGAATACTCAGGAGATACTAATTATTCCAGTAGTTATGAATGATAAGAATAAAAAGATTATTGAGGATACATTTCTTTGGATGAGAGAGGTATGGGACAACTTTAAAGATGGCGACCTTCCTATGAAGCCAGAAGGAGCCACAAAAACTAAGATGCCCTGCACTTACTGCCCAATTAAAAAGCAGTGCTACTCTAAAGAAACTCCTACTGGAACAGTGCAGATTGAAAGATTTAAGGTGCCTTCTTTATGATATGTGCAAACTCAGACTGTCTTAACGATAAAGAGTTTACCCCAAAAACTCACAACCAAAAGTATTGTTCAGATGAATGTTGCAGGGTTGCAACAAACAAAAAAATCATGGAGAAATACTATGAAAAAAAAGCTATTCGTTCTGGACAAAAAAGGTATTGTAAGAAGTGTAAATCTAGTTTAAGTAGGTACAACTCTTCAACAATATGTGCGAAGTGTGAGAAAAGTATTTCTAATTCAGACAAAGAGAAAATATTAAGGATGCTAAATGACTCTGGCCAAATTAGCTAAAACAAAAGCCAACAGGGTTTTAGGAATAGATGCATCAACATCTTCAGTCGCTTTTTGCTTGCTAGAAAACAATAAGCCACTAAAGTGGGGAAAGATAAACATACTTGGCAATGACATATATGAAAAGATATATGACGCTAAAGTTAAAACCGCTATTATGCTAGATGAACTTAAGTCAGACTACATAGCAGTTGAGGGAGCGATACTTGTCAGATCACCAGATGCTGTGATAAAATTATCTTATGTGTATGGAGTTGTAATTGCTGAGTTGATGTCAACTGGAGCTAAAGTTATTACAATAAGCCCTTCGGCATGGCAGTCCCACATTGGAAATAAAAACCCAACTAAAGATGAAAAAGATGCAATTAGAATATTGAATCCAGGATACGCAGATTCGTGGTACAAAAACAAATTACGTAACATGAGAAAGCAGAGAACGGCAGATTATTTTAATAAGAAGTATGATTTAAACTTAGAAGATTTTGATGTCGCTGATAGTTTTGGCATTGCGTATTATGCTAATGAAGTGTTGACGAAGAGGTGAAATTGTACAAGAATAAAGACTGGCTACATAGAAGATATGTTATCCAAAGAAAAAGTATGGAAGAAATTGCTAGCGAATGTGGCGTAACTGTTATGACCATATATAGAGCCCTAAAAGAAAAAGGTTTAATTAAATGACCCTTACACCAGTTTTTGAAGACTCAAAGGAATTTAGATACGATGATTTATATTTACTTACAGTAGGTACAGAAGCTGGGAAAGAGATATTGTCAACCTGCCTTGAAATTGCTCACATGTTAATTAAAAAAAATATTGCCTATGGAAATTCTGCATTGGAGCCAGTTAGAATATTTTCAAAGGCGGGACCAAAAGAGCAGCTATATGTCCGTATTGATGATAAGCTTAATAGATTAATTAAGGGAACAGATTATCCAGGCGATAATGATATTGATGATCTAATTGGATACCTAATATTACTAAAGGTTGCTAAGGAATTTGCTATTTCAGTCGACTAGAAGTATAATAAAGTCATATGGAAATTGAACTAGCAGATCATTTTGATCGAATGAATAAAGTAGTTGAAGAACTACTTAGAGGAAATAACCCTACCCAAATTGCTACACTTACTGGCTTTAAAAGGGCAGAAGTTGTTGGGCTTATAGATGAGTGGAAGAATGTAGTCCACAACGACACATCAGCCCGTGAACGTGCTAAAGAGGCTATCTCTGGAGCTGATCAGCACTACGCTATGCTAATTAAAGAAGCATGGAAAACAGTTGAGGATGCAGATCAGGCTGGACAGCTTAGCGTTAAGTCTGGAGCTTTAAAGCTGATTGCCGACATTGAAGGAAAAAGAATTGGAATGCTTCAAGAGGTTGGCTTGCTTGACAATGCAGAGCTTGCTGGACAGATAGCAGAGTCTGAAAGAAAGCAAGAAGTTCTTGTGAAGATATTGAAGGAAGTAACTGCGTCATGTCCAAAGTGCAAAATGGAAGTAGCTAAGCGTTTATCTCAAATCACTGGAATAGTTGAGCCAATAGAAATAATTGAGGAAGTCAGTGGAGTTTGATTTTAATGATCTCATCGACATCTTGGATGGTGAAGAGTTTGATGAAAGGCCAGTTGACCTAAAAACTTTTGTAACAGACAAAAACTATTTAGGTTTGCCAGAATTATCTGATCATCAGTATACACTTATAGAAAAATCATCTCAGATATATAAAGAGTCAACTCTAATAAAGCTCTTTGGTGAAAGCGAAGGGTCTTTAAGATACAGACAAACCTGTAATGAAGTTGTAGCACAGTTAGGCAAGGGTAGCGGTAAGGATTACTGCTCCACCATATCTGTTGCGTATATAGTTTATTTACTATTGTGTTTGAAAGACCCAGCATCTTACTACGGCAAGCCGCCTGGAGACTCTATAGATATTATCAATATTGCTATTAACGCTCAGCAGGCAAACAACGTTTTCTTTAAGGGATTTAAAAATAGAGTAACACACTCACCTTGGTTTGCTGGAAAGTATTTTGAAAAAGCTTCTGAAATTAAGTTTGATAAAAATGTAACCGTGTACTCTGGTCACTCAGAAAGAGAAGCTTTTGAAGGGTACAACGTTTTGGTTGCAGTGCTCGATGAAATTTCTGGCTTTGCCTTAGACAGTACAAGCGGACACGATCAGGCAAAGACAGCTAGCGGAATATATGACATGTACAGGGCATCTGTAGACTCTCGTTTTCCAGACTACGGTAAAGTAATTCTTCTATCGTTCCCAAGATTTAAGAATGATTATATACAGCAAAGATATGATAATATTATTTCTGAAAAAGAAATCATATCTAGATCTCATAAGTTTAAGTTAGATCCAAACCTGCCAGACAATACTGTAGGAAATGAGTTTGAGATATTCTGGGATGAAGATCAAATTATTTCATATAAGTACCCTAAAGTTTATGCAATTCGTAGACCTACATGGGAAGTAAATCCAACCAGAAGTATTGAGGATTTTAAAATTGCTTTTTACCGAGATGTTACAGATGCTCTAGGAAGATTTGCATGTATGCCACCAGAAGCAATTGATGCTTTTTTTAAGTCACGTGAAAAAATTGAAATGGCTTTTAATGATCTATCAATAGCTGTAGATGGCTTCGGTAGATTTGAAGAGTGGTTTGTTCCTCAAGACGATAAAGAATACTTTATTCATGTTGACTTAGCTCAAAAGCATGACCATTGCGCTGTATCAATGGCTCATGTTGAAAAGTGGGTTAGTGTAAAGGTAACAGACACATACTCTCAGCCAGCTCCAATCGTAAAGGTTGATGCTGTTATGTATTGGACTCCAACATCAGACAAGTCTGTAGACTTTACTGAGGTTAGAGATTACATTCTTTCTCTTAGGTCCAGGGGCTTTAACATTAGGCTTTGTACATTCGATAGGTGGAACTCCCACGACATGATGCAGCAGCTAAGGCAGTATGGAATAAGTACAGAAACTTTATCAGTAGCTAAAAAACACTATGATGATATGGCTATGGTTGTAATGGAAGAAAGATTAAACGGTCCACACATACCGCTTCTAGTTGATGAATTATTAGAGTTAAGAATTATGAGGGACAAGGTAGATCACCCAAGAAAAGGATCTAAAGACTTAGCCGATGCTGTATGCGGGTCAATATATAATGCTATTAGCATGACAAGGACGGCGTTTGGAGATATCGAAGTACATGATTATTCATCTGTAAGAAAACAGTATAGAGAATCAATATCTGCAGAGTCACCTAATTTAATCAAAGCACCATCAGCAATGCCAAAAGATCTTTCTGATGCACTAAGTGGAATGGAAATAGTATGAGTATATATCAAGAAAAGGCTAAAGAATGTAAGTGCTGCAGTAAGCATGTGCCTCTTCCTACAAGATTAAAGGAGTATGAAGGAGTAATGGTTTGCCCAACTACATTTGACAACATACATGAATACAAAAGGGTATGGGCGGATATAGGAAAAAGACCACCAGGAAGTATAAGAAAACATTTTTCTGAGTATGTTCAGCAAATAGTTGAGCAGTCTATTGACAAAAACAATAATAAAATACTATAATTCAACTAGGCAACAATAGCTTAGTTGGTTAAAGCCCCGAACTCATAATTCGGTAATCGTAGGTTCAAGTCCTACTTGTTGCACAGGGGGTAACATGTTTAATGATTTTGACGAAGAAGAAATGATGAATAAGATACAGCACTATATTGAAATAGGCGCAATAAGGGTTGCTGGGTTTACTGAAGATGGAGAGGCCATATTCGAGCTAAATGAAGATACTACTAAGGATTTGGCTCCAGAACTCTGGGAAGCACACGAACAGTATATCGATGCAGAACTATTAGATTTATTAGACAATGATTTAATGCAGGTTGAATACGATGAAAATCTAAATGCCACATTTAATTTTACATTAGAGGGGTACGAGATTGCTAAAAGTAAAGGTATTATACCTTTAGACACTATTGAAGATTTTGATCTTTAATAGTATAATTTATTTATACCTCTGTAGCTCAGAGGAAGAGCAACAGACTTCTAATCTGTTGGCCGCTGGTTCGAATCCAGCCAGGGGTGCGATATGAAATATCATCACTTATACACAAGGAGAAAAATGAAAACAGTAGGAGATAAGTTAGGAAATTTTGCAGTCACTGGTGTTAAGCCAGGAGCTTTGTCATATGAAGATTCCTCTTTCGAGGTAATCACGCAGGATTCGTTCCCAGGTAAATGGAAGATTATTGCATTTTATCCAAAAGATTTTACATTTGTATGCCCAACAGAAATTGTTGCTTATGATGCTTTAGTTAATGACTTTAACGATAGAGATGCTGTCTTAATGACTGGATCAGTGGACAATGAGTTCTGTAAGATTGCTTGGAGAAATGCCCACGAGGATCTAAAAAAGACTAATTCATGGTCATTTGCAGATACTGCACACCATTTGGCTAATGATCTCGGAGTTCACCATTCTTCTGGTGTAACTTACCGTGCCACATTTATTATTGATCCAGACAATATTATTCAGCATGTTACAGTAAACAACCTAGATGTAGGTAGAAACCCAGATGAAACTCTTCGTGTACTAGATGCTTTGCAAACAGGAGAGCTTTGTGCATGTAATCGATCACTAGGTGGAGAAACTTTGTAATGTTATGGGTTGACCAGCTAAAAGATTCCTTGCCAGAGTATGCTAAAGACATTAAGTTAAACCTAGATGCTGTAATCAACAGGTCAACTATTGATCCAGAGCATGCAACATACCTTTCTATTGCTGCAGCATTTGCAACTGGAAATTCTAAGCTGCTTGCATTTATTACTGCAAGCGCTACTGATGAAGTTGAAAAAAATGCAGCTTTAACAGCTGGTGCTATCATGGCACAAAACAATGTTTGGTATCCATTCATTGAAATGGCAGATGACCCAAACCTAAAGGGGTTGCCAGCACAGCTAAGAATGAATGCTATTTCTTCTCATGGTGGCACAACAAAGGGTAAGTTTGAAGCTTACTCTTTAGCATCATCAATTATTGGCAAATGTCATTTTTGTGTTAAGGCACATTATGAAACATTGAAAGAAGAAGGCTATACGGTTGAGCAGTTGCGTGATATCGGAAGAATTGCAGCAACAATTAATGCACTAGCAAAAATTCTTTCGGCTTAGGATAAGTCCTTGGTATGACTTAAAACTACCAGCTTTGCCCTATAGCTCAGTTGGTAGAGCGTCGAACTGTTAATTCGAATGTCCCTGGATCGAGGCCAGGTGGGGCAGCGTTCCTATAGCTCAGTTGGTAGAGCAGCAGACTTTTAATCTGCGGGTCGATGGTTCGAGACCATCTGGGGACACTGTATTAAAAAGGGGAAAGAATGAAAAAAGATACAAGCACTAGGTCAATATGCTTTGATGACATACTGCTTGTCCCTAAAAAATCTAACATAGTAACAAGGGGCAGCATAAATCTAGATACTGTAATTGGTAATCCAATCAGGCCAAAATCTTTTATACACTTAAGGTCTCCTATTATTATGGCACCTATGGATTTTATTACAAGTGATTCTATGATAGAAAAGGTTACATCATTTGGTGGGCTAGCCATACTTCCTAGATATACTAATTTTGAAGAAAGAATAGCAAGGTTAAAATCGATATTACCTAAAGTTGACAACAGTCTTATTGGATTTGCTATATCTATTGAAGAGTCAAAAAATAAAAGCTGCGTAGAACTACTAGGTAAACTTGGCATAAAGGTTTTGCTTTTAGAAGTAGCTTTAGGACATTTAGAAATTGTTGTTAACGCAGTAAAGGAACTTAGACTGTTAGTAGGCTCTGGTGTACATATTATGTGTGGCAATGTTTCTTCTTATGAGGCTTATAAAGATCTGATGGATGCTGGCGCAGACTCAGTAAGAGTTGGAATTGGCGGAGGCGCTGCATGTACAACTAGAATGGTCACAGGGTTTGGAGTTCCAGTTTTATCATCAGTTATGGATTGCTATGAAAATATAAATTCTTCTGAAGTAAATGGAATAATATCAGATGGTGGAATTAAAAACAATGGAGATGTAGCAAAGGCTTTAGCTGCTGGAGCTTCGGCTGTAATGATGGGATCATTTTTTTCTGGGCATGATGAGTGTGATACAGACAAAAATGGCAGACATGTGTTTAGAGGCTCTGCTTCATTAGAAGTTCAAAAAGATAATAACGAAGAGCTTACAAAAGATTTAAAAAATTTATATGTTGAGGGCGTATCAGGCTTTGTTTCATCTAAAGGATCAATAGAGTACTCATTAAATATGTTAGTAAATAATGTAAAGAGTGCTTTGTCTTATTCTGGATCAGAAAATTTAATGGAGTTTAGAAAAAACTCAACATATATTGAGGTTTCATCAATGTCTAATTTAGAGTCTATAAACAGAGTTTAAACGATATTGTTATTTTAATTTGATATGATACAATTGGTATCTATCGCAAAGGGTTAGGGAAATAAATGATTATACAGATTATAGGCCTTCCAGGCTCAGGGAAAACTGAATTAGCCAAAGCACTAAAGGAACGCATAAATGCTATTCATCTTAATGCAGATGAGGTACGTGCAACAGTAAACTCTGATTTAAGCTTTACTCCAGAAGACAGAATTGAACAAGCAAGACGCATGGGTGAGATGGCTCGACTAATTGCCAAGCAAGGTGTTGCGCCCGTAATTGTTGACTTTGTATGTCCAACTGAAATAACTCGTGCAGCATTCGGTAAGCCAGACATCCTTGTATTCATGGACACTTTAGCAGAAGGACGCTTCGAAGACACTAATAAAATATTTGAGCGACCAGATAAATTTGATGTATCCTTTATTAGTCATAACCTTAATGCAGATGCAAAGGCCTCACATATTATTGAAAAATTCAGATTGCATGATTGGTCAGCTCCAACCACATTGATGCTGGGTAGGTACCAGCCTTGGCACGAAGGCCACCACGCTCTTTATAAAGAGGCGGGTAAGAGAACAGACCAGGTACTACTTGGAGTACGTAATACATACAACACAAGCGAGAAAGATCCACTTAAGTTTGATCAGGTAAAAGAATATATTGCTAAGGATGAATTTATGGATGGTGCATTAGTACTAAGACTACCTAACATTACCAACATTGTATACGGTAGAGATGTAGGATATAAGATTGAACAAGTAGATTTAGGTGCAGATATTCATGCTATTTCTGCCACACAAAAGCGTAAAGAAATGGGACTTTAAATGTTAGAAAATGCTATTGCAGTTGTTGTTTCACTTATAGTTGCCGCTATTGCCGTCCACTTTGTTGACAAAAAATGGGGTGGATCTGATGACAGTAACCAGGGCTAGATCTTTTGCCAAGGCATTAAGTTATCGAATATGGGGAACGCTTTCCTCTGTTGCTGTTGCCTATGTTATTACAAGAAATGCTGGTCTTTCTGTAACTATTGCCTTTTGGGAAACGGTAGTTAAAATATTTATTTACTACGCACATGAGCGTGGATGGAACTATATACAATGGGGAAGAAAATAGTGCCAAAAACAGTAGTAGTTGTTGGCGGCGGAACAGCAGGCTGGCTCACTGCACTTATGGCAAAAAGATCTCAACCTAATTTAAACATTACTGTTATAGAATCTAAAGAGATAGGTATACTAGGAGCTGGAGAGGGATCCACACCACACCTAAATACCTTGTTTGAATACCTTGGAATACCAATATCTGACTTGGTAAAAAATTGTGATGCAACAATAAAGAATGGTATTAAGTTTACAAATTGGAATAATGATGGGGGCTTCTTCTATCATGGATTTCCAGCAAAGGACATGTCTTTAGGCCCTAACTTTTCTAAATCCCCATTTGTAGCAAATAGCACACTTTTAACAATGAGTCTATTATTAAACAACGGATTAAAACAGGTGGACTTCACAGAAAAAATTTCAGAAGAAAACAAAGTTCCATTTGTATTTAAATCTCACAATGAAAACGATCCAACATTATCTTACGATAATATATCAAGTACTTCAATTCACTTTAATGCGTCTAAGCTTGCAAACAGATTGAAAGAGATTGGCCAAGAGCGAGGCATAAATGTAATTGATGGCATAATAAAAGAAGTTTTGTTGGATGATCAAGGAAATATTAAGTCTTTAGATTTAGAAAATGTTGGAGTTATAGATTGTGATTTTGTATTTGACTGTAGTGGATTTCACAGGTTAATTATTGGAAAAACATTTAATTCAAAGTGGAAAAGCTACAGCGACTTCCTTCCGTCAGATTCTGCTGTTCCATTTTTTATTGACGTAACAGATGATATTCCTCCGTACACAGAAGCAATAGCCATGAAGTACGGTTGGATGTGGAAGATACCTTTGCAAAATAGGTTTGGATGTGGGTACGTTTACGACTCTTCTTTAATATCTGAAGAACAAGCAGTAGAAGAGATAGAAAATTTTTTAGGGTATGTTCCAGCATATCCAAGAAAAGATAAAGGAGGATTTAAATTCTCCGCTGGGTACTTTGAAGAGCCGTGGATAAAAAATTGTGTTGCAGTAGGTTTATCAGCAAACTTTATCGAGCCACTTGAGGCCACATCTATTTGGGTTAGCATTATAGGACTCTCTCATATTTTTGGAACACCCGATTGGATTAATGGCGGGTCGGATGAAATAAGGAATCAGTTTAATAGCACTATAGCATCAATGAACGATGACATAGCTAGCTTTATATATTTCCACTATATGACTAAAAGAAAAGACACAGAGTTCTGGAAAAAATTTTCTTATGAAAATGCACCAGAAGATTTAAAGAAGCGAATTGATCTTTGGAGAAATAGACTTCCAAATAAAACTGATAATGGAGAAAGATGGAGCCCAAATAGTTGGTTTATTGTTGGATCATTTCAAGAAACAATTAACAAGTCTATAGCATCAATTTATATAGATGGTGAAGACGAGTATAGAAAAGGATTAGACTTGTACAATTATTTTGTTGGGTACCAAAAAAGCAGGGCTTCAAAATGCGTTAGCCACAATGAATTTTTGGAGTCTCTAAAATGAAATTTAGAACTGAATGGATAAATGCATTAAAAACAATGAGACATAGAAAGTATTGGGACAGACCTAATACTGTTGAATTCTTTGCTTTCATGACAAAGATATCTATTATATTTCCAGGCTTATTATTTGGTAAGCAATGGTGGTGGCTATATATATTTGCCCTAGTATCAAGCCTTGCGCTGATCTGGTCATCAACAGTAAAAACTCTCCCCACAATAATTTGGTTCAACATACTTTGGACAATACTTGCAGTGAGTGCTATAATTAAGTATTGGATATAAGGAGAGAATAATGTTTGAATACTATGTAAAAAAAGTCAGTAAAGTGGTAGATGGAGACACAATAGATGTCGATATCGATCTTGGATTTGATATTTCGTTTAGCTCTAGAGTTCGTCTTGCTGGTATAGACACTCCAGAAAGTCGTACTTCTGATAAAATGGAAAAGGCTTTAGGATTAGAAGCAAAGGCGTATTTAAAGAATGCAATTGATTCAGCTAAAACTGTTGTTATTAAAACAGAAAAAATGGACTCATCTGAAAAGTATGGTCGCATCTTGGGATGGGTTTTCTTAGACGGATCAGATAAATCTATTAACTATAAGATGATTGAAGACGGACATGCTTGGGGTTATATGGGAGAAACAAAAATTAAAGACTTTGATGCCTTAGCTAAGGCGAGGAAAAAAAGCGGTAAGTAATGCCTGTATACGAATACAAGTGCTCATATGATGAAGCACACGCTTTAATGTCAGTTAACAGATCAATTACAGAAGATGATCCAGGGTATACATGTATTGAATGTGAATCTGTTATGGTAAGACATTTCACCCCATTCGGTATACAATTTAAAGGCAATGGCTTTTATAAAACAGATAATGCAAGATAGGGTATAATTACTACATAGCAAATTTTGCTTGTAGGAGTTATAATTGACTAGGACTAAAGCATGGAGATTATCATTAGCCACCATTTTAATGTTTGGATGGGTATTTCTCACTCCTGCCCACGGAGATGATCCACTTAGCTTAGCCGCTCAAGAAATAGAAGAGCTTAATAGTAAAGTGTCTAATTTAGTTTATCAAGATGATTTTATAGATCTTATAGACATAGCAGAAAATAAATTTACATATGCAAAAAATGCTATGGAGCTTAAAGACGATGCATATGATGCCTACGATGATGCAGTAGATGCAGAATCCGCAGCACTGGAAGCTAAAAACCTTGCTCAGTCAAATGTAGATGGCCAGACAGTCACAGTAGCCTTGGCCCTTGAACATAAAGACAACGCTCTTGAAGAAAAGAATGATGCTCAAGATGCACTCAGCATAGCCAATATTAATGTTCAAACTACTCAATCAAGTATGCAAAGTGCTGGAGGAACAGGTTTGGCATACACTGTTTATACTCTTGTTAGGCAGGGTAATGTTGCTACCCCAGGATCTGTTCTTTGTTCTGGCACCTGGAACTCAAGCCATATGAGTCTTCCAGTGTGCGGAAATAGATATGAAAACCTTATAGTTAAATTTACTGGACAGATAACAGTCCCTTCATGGTTTACACAAACCTACTTTGCAGGATATACGGATGATGGTTTTAGAATGTATGTTGACGGGCAACTTGCTGTTGATAACTGGGTAGAGCAAGGGACAACTTGGAGCGATTACTCTCCCGTATATGATGTTAGTGAAGACAAAACTTTAGATGTAGAAATATGGTGGTATAACGGTGGAGGACCAGGTTCCTATCATCTTGGCTGGGCTATACCTGGTGGATGGACTGGAGCAGGATGTGATTATGCTGGAAATCCAAGAGTCTGGGGACAAAATTTTAGTTGTAATCTTAATACATTTTCTTCTGGATCAGGACCAACTCAAGCACAGATAAATGCTTACAATGATGCTGTTGCAGGACAGGCTATAGCACAAACAAACTATAATAATAAATTAGCAGTATATAATGACAAACTAAATGTTTATAATCAAGAAGTTCAAGCCTTACAAAATCTCACATCAAGCCTTACAACAGCAAGACAAAACCTAACAATTGCACAACAAAACCTAACATCTGCTTTAGAATTAAAAAATAATAGAATAAACACATATGATCAATCTATAATTGATTTAAATTCTGCTATTGAAGACGCATGGACTTATTATTTTGAACAGTCTGAAAGAGAATTAAACGCTGCAATTGCACAAGCCGCAGCCAATGCTGCAGCAAATCAGACTACACCAGAGCCAAGTCCAGAGCCCACACCTGAGCCTACAGACGAGCCCACACCTGAGCCTACAGACGAGCCCACACCTGAGCCTACAGACGATCCCACACCTGAGCCTACAGACGAGCCCACACCTGAGCCTACAGACGAGCCCACACCTGAGCCTACAGACGAGCCCACACCTGAGCCTACAGACGATGTTGAAATTAAAGATGAGGTTCTGTCAGCTTTAGTTCCTGAAAAAGGAAGCGGAACTGAAGAAGATCTTTCTAATGTTATTGCAAATCTCACAAGCAAAGATAATAAACTAGTTGTATTGTCTCCAGAGCAGATATCTGCAGTTAGTCAAACCCTAAAGGCTTTAACCCAAGAGGCTAAAGCAGAGGTTGCAGAAAATCTAGGAATCAAAGCTTCAGATGTTGCTCAGGTTGCAGAAGCTATGAAAAGCAACCCAGAGCTTGCTCAGGCATTTGTTGAGTTTGAATCTAGAGCAGATTCTGCAGGAGATGCAAGCATGCCTTATACTTTAGCAGACGCAACAACAGAGGTTCAGACAGAAGCATTTTTGGCGGATCCAATAGGAGCACTTACAGATATTGATTTTGAAAAGATATTTAGCCCATCAGAATGGGGTAAAGATATGACAGATGACCAAAGAGAAAAAGCGCAGGAAGTTGTAATACCAGTAATTATCGCATCAAATATTATTGCAGCTGCAATGACTAGGAGGATATAATGAAAATAATCAAGGCCCTATTTAAATATATATGGGAAGTAATCAAGGAAAGTATAGCCCAAATATTCACCCTATTAGGATTCTTTATTGCTTGGCTAACCCTTACTGGATCAGCCCAGCAAGTGGTCGGAGTCGCCACTTTGATTGCCACAGCAATATGGCTTCTAACCATACCACTACGAAAAGAGGACTAATAGTGTATAATTATACTATGAGGAAAATAGTTTCTATTGCTTTGGCTGGCCTATTAATGGTATCATTAACTGGATGTGATTCTTTAAACAGATATCGCTACCCATGCCAAGATCCTAAAAATTGGGAAATTGCAGAATGTAATCCTCCAGAATGTGAAGCTTCACAAACTTGTACAAAAGATGTAATAGAAATTACACCTACCACACCAGAACAGGAAATAACAAATGGCTAAACAAAAGCTAACGCCTGCAGATCTAGATGCTCGTTTAAAGTTTATTCTAGGAATAACACTTGGAAGCATTCTATTTATGACAGCGCTTGGAATCATATATGGATTGTTGTTCGTAACACAGCCTATTGGAGCTCAATCAGAAAATGACAAAATGTTCTTTAATGTTTTAGGTAGCATTGCAACATTTATTACAGGAACGCTTGCTGGAATTTTGATTGGTAACTCAGGCGCTAAAGATGTTATGGCAGCACAGATAGCAAACAAAGAGGTAGATGCAAAGAATACACAAGCAGATAAAAAATTAGAAGCAGAAATTGATGCAACAGCAGCTCGCTTGGCAGCAAAGCCAGATGGCGCAATGCCAGAAGAGCAACCAGTTGATCTAGATTGGGATAAAGACTAATGGCAGAACAAGGTACAGCAGCTCGTTTAATTGAAGTTGCTACAGCAGAGATTGGTACTATTGAGGGTCCAAAAGATAACGAAACTAAGTACGGTGCTTTCATGAAAGCAAACTTTCAACCATGGTGCGGAAGTTTCGTAAATTGGTGCGGGTCAGAATCTGGCGTAAAGATTCCTAATACTGTTTATACACCAGGCGGTGCGGCAGCATTTAAAAAAGCAGGAGCTTGGATTGATGTAGATGTTGCAGATCCAGAACCAGGAGATATAGCCTATTTTGATTTCCCATCAGATGGTGTCGATAGAATTTCTCACGTAGGTATTGTTGTTAAAGATAATGAAGACGGAACAGTTTGGTGCATAGAAGGCAATACTTCTTCAAAGAAGTCTGGAAGCCAAAGAAATGGCGGAGAAGTGTGTAAGCAACTTCGTGCATACAAAAAGAATAAAGCTGGAGTTTTAATTTCAATTGTAGGGTTTGGAAGACCAAAGTTTGGTTCTTCCGCAGCACCAGCAAAAGAAGCAGCCCCAGCAAAAAAAGCGGCGGCATCTAAATCTAAGAAGTGCCCTACTTGTGGTAAATGAATAAATACTCTATTAAAATAGAAATAACAGCAGTCATTGAAGCTTTCAATGAGGATGATGCTAGAGATTATGTCAATGAGATATTCGGTACTGATGAAGAAGTTCAATCAGTAAAAATTGTGAGCGTAAAAGAGAAGAGATAGTTTTGTCTTTAGTTATAGAAAGACCAGAAGAAAATATTGTTTATTTTAAGGGTATAATTAAAAACTACCAAGAAGTCATAGATGCCATAGAGTCTCTTTCTAATGACGCTGTAAGCGACTGGAGACCATGGAACGGACACGGAACTGATACAAGATATGGTGACATTAAAGATGTCCGTAGAGATAAAATAGTAGAAATCAATTCTGATAAAGACAGAGCCAAAGCTGCATTTGCCATAAACTGTTTAACAAACAAAATGTCTGAATGTGCTATTGAGTATGCCAATATTTTTAATATAGACAGAGAAGCCTTGTATTATGCAGTTTCACTTCTTACAGATCCAAGAACAATGATGGGTATAAACAAATACGATGAGGGATCCTTCATGGGGTCTCATGTTGATTTCAACGAAGATAATTATTATTTAGCATATACTATCGTTGTTTATTTAAATGATGACTATGAGGGCGGAGAGCTTTACTTTAATGATTTAGATATAAAGATAAAGCCACAGGCTGGAAGCATAATAATGTATCCATCTTCCGCCCCATATTCTCATCAATCGCTAAAGGTTTTAAAGGGAAGAAAAATGTTAATAACTCATCATTGGCAAATGATTTTGCCACCAAATGGTTGACTTTCACCACTTTGGTAATGTATAATTGTATAGATAAGGCAAATTAAGCATGTTAAATTTAACAGAGCGTGGAGTAGATGTTTTAATAAAAAGATCTAATAACTTTTATTGGAACAATTACAATTTAATAGCGTGGGAAAAAAATAGTAGCGGATATTTTAATCTCAAAGGTGTTTATAGAAATAACTCCTGGGGAATCGCAAACGAGTTCCCAGTTAATTCAAAGGGTATATGGTCAATTCCGCTAAAACATGTCAGATATTTTAAATAAAATAAATTCAGACCAAGATTCTATAAGGTGGTGGGACTTAGCAGCATGCAATGGCATGGATACCAACCTATTTTTTGATAAATATGAGTCGGATATTCAGATGGCTAACGCAATAGATCAATGTTGCTTATCATGTCCAGTCATAAAGATGTGCTACGAATCTGGCACTGAGCAAGACGAGTATGGTGTGTGGGGCGGAGTATTCCTGTCATCTGGCTTGGTAGACAAAATGAAAAATACTCATAAAACAAAAGAGATATGGAAGCAGTTGAGGTCTAAACATGGTGTCTAATGTCTATGATGATAAGCATTTTAAGTATGGAATGAATCAGTGGACTGGTGAGCCAAATAAACCAGTATTTTACACAGAAGAAATGAAAAGAAAAGTTTGGGAAATAAGAAAACCACTATTTTTACTAATGGATATAGTAAAGTATCCAGATTTTTTAGCACTAAGATTGTATGAAGATAACTTTATACAGTTTGACGGTGAAGAAAAAGAAAAAGTTATTGATTATGTTACTAAGGTTAAAAAACTACTTGAGTCTTATGGTGTTCGAGTAGAACTTGAAGGGAAGCCAACAAATTGAACGAAAAGATATTTTGCTATTCATGTAATAAAACAAAGAATAAGCTAAACTTAAAGAAGTCATCGCTTCTTCCGATCAATCTATTCTTGTGTCAAACATGCATAGATGAAAAGCTTGAGCCAAGGTGGGTAGTTTTGATTGCTGGCAGACAGAATGGTCACGAGCATGTTAAAGATTTTATCCAAAAAAGAAAGTATATTGGCTCTGAAATAACAGCATCTGAACTATTAATTTAGATTAATTATAAGGTATAATTACCTTATAATGGAAACAGTTTATGTAACGATTGTAGCATCAATATTAGCTGCAGCGCTAAGCGGATTTGCTACTGCGTTGGTTAATGGATTTAGGGATGCCAAAAAAGAAAAAACCAGGCGGGAAGAGCGTGAAAAAGACCAATTAAAGCTAGATGTAAAAGACCTTAAAATTGAGTTATATCAGCTTGAAAAAGAGTTAAACGAGTGGAAAGATAAATATTATAAAGCCATTCAGGACTTAATTGAAATGAAATCTGAGCTTGAAAGCGTATTATCTCAATTAAATCATATAGAATATCATGAGATGATAGACACAGAATAATTAAAATAGTACAATAAAGGTATGACTTGTATTGTTGCTATTGCCCAAAATGGTGTTGTCTATATGGCTTCCGACCATGCCGCATCAGATGATAAAACTGGATGGATCTTATCAAGAAAAGAACCCAAGTGTTTTAAAGTTGGTCAGTATGCTGTTGCATTTACAGATTCATTTCGCATGGGACAAATTCTTCAGTACATGTGGACCCCGCCAAAATATACACCAACAAAAACAAATTCTGGATTAGATAAATTCATGCGAACAAAATTTGTTGATTCAGTAAAAGCCGCCTTTAAAGAACATGGATATGGAAGTATTGGATCCTCATCAGAAGAGGATACAGGAGGTATTTTTATAGTAGGTGTTGAAGGTAGAATCTTTACTATAGATGAAGACTTTCATGTTGGAGAAAACATAGTAAACTACATGGCAGAAGGTAGTGGTGGCATGATCGCCTTGGGAGCACTTCATGCAACAAAGAATCAAAAGAACCCTAAACTAAGACTTAAAGCAGCGCTAGAAGCAGCAACTGAGTTTAACATGAGCGTAGCAGCCCCCTATACATACATTCAAGTTTAGTGTATAATTAGCTAATGGATATAAACGACTTAAGGCCAGACTACTCAAGATCAATGGACATACGAGGTGTGCCAACACATGTGTGCCCATGTGGTTGTGAAATATGGAACCTTAAAGTTATGTTTGATAGTTGTGAAATTGCAACTTATTTTTTAGACATGGAGTGTGCTAATTGTGGCACACTGGCAACTGCACCAACGCCACTTGATAGAGAAGAAGAAGAATGAGATCACAAAGAAGAATTGATTTGCTAGAGCTTGAGCTTTATAAGCTTAGAATTGAATTAGATATAATGCACGAGATCATGAGCAATGTAATTAACACTCAGATCCAAGCAGCCGAAGCAAAAAACATAGACTCTGGTAAATGGTACCCAAGAAAGAGTCCTAACCCTAACTCGTAACCCATTGACAACTTCTGTCGTATTTAGTAGAATAGGCTTTATGAAAAAACTAATAACTATGGCACTTGCTGCCACACTAATCACTATCACAACTATGCCAGCTCAGGCAAATCTAAAGACAAGAACATCTGCTCCAACCATCGCTATTTTGGATACGGCATTGGATACTTCAATTCCTTCAATCAAGTCAAGAATTGTTGCAGAAGTTTGTATTTTAGATTGGCCTTCATGTCCAAACGGTAAAACATTTATGGAAGGCAACGGAGCTTCTGTTCTTCCTGCAAATATTTTATCTAATTCTGATTTTAACCATGGAACTCAAATGGTTTCTGCAGCGATTGCAAGCAATCCAAACTTAAACATTGTTTTTGTAAGAATTGTTGGTAACACTAGGGCTGGAAAGCAACAGACATACGGACTTAACACACTTGTTAACGCACTTACCTGGGTTAATAACAACAAGCATAAGTATAATATTGTAGCCGTTGCGTCATCAAATGGTGCAAGTGCTCCAGTTATTAAAAAGAGTGCAGCATCTGCATACTGTTCTCCAACTGCTTTAGATTCAGTTATCTCTAGTCTAAGCGCTTCTGGAATTCCAACATTTTTTCCATCTGGAAACAGTGCTGGAAATGCTCAGATGCTTGGCAAAATTGAGTGGCCAGCATGCATTAGCGCCTCAATTGCAGTAGGCGGTGTTGAAACAATCAACCTAGATAAGCCACAGATTTCTTTGGTAAGCAACTACGATAAAAATCTAGTAGATCTATGGGGAGAAATCCACCAACCGACGATATATCCTGGAAATGTTGCTGGTTACTCTTATGGAACATCAGTTGCAGTTCAAGTTATCGCTGCGAAATATGTTTACTTGAAGTCAGTAAAGCCGACTTTAACATCTACCCAACTTATTGCATTGATGAAGTCATCTTCTGATCCAGTACAAAATTCTGCAGGTCAAAGTGTCTATCTGTTTAATCTATTAAAGGCAGTAAATGGATAAGAAGTTAACTGTACTTGAAGAAATTATTAAAGATATTGGTGAGGAGTTGTACCAGAAATGGTACAACGCCTTAGCAATTGAAGATAGAACAGAAGAAGCATCTAAGGCAATGGCTGCTAATGCAGGAGAGACTGCAATTTGGGTAATTCAAACATTTATGAATAAGTTCAATGATGCAGCGGATGAATTAAAAGGAGATTAAATTGATTGTTACAGACGAAAGCTTTGATAGGGTTTTAGATTCTCACGCTTTAGTCCTTATCGACTTTTGGGCACCATGGTGCGGTCCTTGCAAAATGATATCTCCTATACTGGATGAGATATCAAATGAGTGCGGGCTCTGGGTAGGAAAGCTAAATGTTGATGAAAATCCTGTAAAATCAGCAGAATACTCTGTATCTTCTATCCCTTATATGGTACTATTTAAGTCGGGGAAACCAGTAAAGACTATTACTGGAGCAAAACCTAAGCATGTAATGCTAGAAGAACTTTCAGAATGGATCTAGAAAACATAGATTCAAATCATTTAGAGTTTGAGATATGGCTCAAAAATGGTTACGATAGAGGCTGGGTCTCAGATGTATTTTGCGATACACACGATGGTCCGCCTTTAACAGATGAAGAAATGCAAGAATGGGAAGAAGGAGGAGATCCCTGCTCTTTCCATGTAAAAGTAAATGCACTACACTAAATTTCTGTAATCGCAAAGATAACAGAGGAAATAAGGAGAATAAATTAAATGAACTCATTTAAGAAAATCGCACTAGCCATGGTTGCAGCCATGACTTTGGGCACAATGGTAGCAACACCTGCAAGTGCTAACACCATGTCAGTTGTAGCAACAACATGGAACGCTGCTAAGTCTGGCGGAGCCGACTTTGATGCTCCAGCAACTGCTGGAACAGCACTAACTACTGCAATCGTACGTCCAGTACCTGCAGACAATGCAATTGACAACACAGACGTTGTTCGGTTGGTAGCAACAGTAACTGCTGGAACAAACGTAGTAGCAACAGCAACAAACGCAACAATCGTTTCTGCATTGCACTCATCAGCTGCACCAGTAGGAGCATCTTCAGGTTCTTCAACCTTGACAGTTGCAACTGGAACTGGTACAACAGCAACATTTTATGTATACACAAAGACAACAGCAATTGGAACAGTTGTAATTACAAATGGTCCAGTAACACTTACATACTATGTACAGGGTACAGCTGGTCTAATTAACAACCTAACTGTTTCTGCACCTTCTGCAGGAGCAGCAGGAACAAAGCAGGACATTGTTGTAACAGCAACAGATGCGTTTGGAAACAAGGTATCTGGTAAGTCAATTACAGCAACCGTATTTGCTTCGACAGCAGTTATGGATACAGCAACAGTAACAACTGGTGCTACACTAGCAGATTTTGGAACAGCAACCTTTAAGGCAACTCTTCCAACAACAGGAACACGCTCATTAATTACATTTGCTCCAACAACATCAACAGATGCAGTTGCAGCAGCAGTAGTTGGATTGACTGCTCCAACACTTGCACCATTCGCAGAGATTTCAGTTCGTGATCTAGTATCAGAGCTTGCTGCACAGACCGCTGCTAAGGATGCAGCACTTGCTGCTAAGGCATTAGCCGATGCTGCAGTTCTTAAGGCTGCTGCTGATGCAGTAACAGCTAAGGCTGCTGCTGACAAAGCCCTTGCTGATGCAAAGATTGCCGCTGATGCAGCACTTGCTGCAGCAGTTAAGGTAGAGACAGATAAAGCTGCTGCTGCTAAGCTAGCATCAGATGCTGCTCTACTCGCTAAGGATGCACAGATTGCTAAGTTGACTGCAGACAACGCTGCAGCAATTAAGAGCATGAAGGCTGCATTTAACAAGTTGGCTCTTCAGTGGAACAAGAAGAATCCAAAAGCTAAGGTTGCCCTAGTAAAGTAATTTTTAAGGGCAGTGGGAAACCACTGCCCTTAAATGGGTAAATAAAAATGAGCCTACTATCAACATTTAAAGAAGCAGCAGTTGCAGAAGAAGCTGTACTTATTAAAGAATATTTTAAAACAGAGTTTAATTGGCAAGACACATTAAATTTCATATACAGGCAAACGATTGACAAGAACATAGAGCTTGAAGAAAAAGTTAGAAGTCAGGATGACAGTGTAGGTGTCAATGGAAATATTTTAACTCAGCACCCGTTCTGGCTCGCCCCACAAACGGGTTTGATATGGAAAGACTTTCCAGAAATAAAAGACTTTTTAAAGAAAATAAATTTAGAATCAGGGTATGATTATGATTTTGCAGATTGTGGTTATTATAAAGAGTGGGACGCCAGAAACTGTACATGCGAAGCTTTATGGCACAGTGAAGGAATAAAAGTTTCACTTGGAGAAAGAGTTGTTAATGAGCATAGCGACCCTTGGCCAGCTTGCTATCTTCAATCAATTGGAACTTCGTTTTGGGAAATAAAAGGCAAAAGCTCTAAGGTAGTTTACGAACTAAATCCTGGAGACTTGTTATTTTTCCCAAAAAATACAACACACAAGGTTTGGGCTAAAGGCCCTAGGGTAGGATTTTTAATAAATGCTGACAGAAATAAAGAGATTGCTAAGTCTTTATAAAAATGGTACAATTAAATAATGAATGGGATCACTTTCATATAATACAAAAAAAAGTTTTAGGTGAATTGATTAAAGATATGGAAAGTTTAGAAATACCACCAGACTGGAGACCAAGAGAGGTCTTGAGTTTAGTAGTTAGAAAATTAAAAGAAAAAGAGGAATCATGTTAAATAAGTTAAAAAATTTGTTAGGGTTCAAGTCAGTTGAATCAGAGATTGAATTGATCCTGAAAGAGCTAAGCTCACCAGACAAGAAGGCACCAGCCAAGAAGGCACCAGCCAAGAAGGCACCAGCCAAGAAGGCACCAGCCAAGAAGGCACCAGCCAAGAAGGCACCAGCCAAGAAGGCACCAGCCAAGAAGGCACCAGCCAAGAAGGCAGTGAAGTGATGGACTCTAAGAGAAGGTCGTTGCTAAAGACTATCAGCTGGCCTTTTGTACATTTTACTTTTGTATCTGGAATAATTTATTTTACTCTTAAATATTTTACTGGAGAAGCAGAATGGGAATATGTTGGCCTATACGGTTTATCTTATCTTTCTCTAGAGATGCTTTTTTTCTTTCTTCACGAAAGATTATGGGCTAAATTCGGTGGGAAGATTAAGTAATTAGTTAATGAGTTCATTGGATATGTGTGAAATAAAAGATTGCGATGGAGAAGCTAAATACATAACTTCTACAGAAAGCAAAATGATTCAAGTATGCAAGACCTGTTATAATAAAATTTATAAAAGGTAGATAATAAAGGAATAAAATGGAAAATCTAATTAACCTGTTAAAAGCCTTTCAAGCTAACTCAGTTTTATATACTGATTTAGTAAGAGGTTTTTTCTGGAATACAGAATCTGTTTTGATGAGACAGTCTAGAATTGTTTATGAGGACATCTATCAAAACTCAGAAAAAGCTGTTAACGATACGTCTACTTGGTTGAGACGACTAGGTGCAGAAGCTTCATACACTATTGAAGATTACGCAAAGTACCAAACCCTTGGAAATGTTAAGCCAGACACCTATTGTGGTGTTGAGATGGCAATTCATCTAGTACCAATCAATAAAAAAATGATTGAAGATATTAAGAACTTGATCTCTGTTGCAAACGAAAACAATGAGTACGGTCTGTCTTCATATTTATCTGATCGACTATCTGCTCATCAAGAGTGGAACTGGTTCTTGGAATCGAGCTTGAAACTTCCTCCAAACCCATGGAAGTCACTAAAAGACTAAGTTGTCACAATACAAGATCAGCGCAGTTCAAATAGATGTAAACGGTCTATGCAACGCTGGCTGCTGGTTTTGTCCAGTTTCTTATGAAGGAAATCCCAAGTCTGCCATTAGAGATATGGAGTTGGGGGAGTTAGAGAATATACTCTCTCAACTTCATAATGGCAAAGGCGATTTTGTTGATACTAATCTAAAAAATATTTATACAGCCAACTACAATGAAGTTCTTCTTTATAAAAACTTTGAAGAGATGTTTGATTTATATAGAAAATATAACTTTACTATAAACATCCTTACAAATGGCACCCCACTTACAAAGAAAAAAGTTGATATAATTAAAAAGAATATCGATGTGGTAGGCGGAATACTTTTAAATATACCATCTGGAGATAAAACCAGATGGTCTAAGTATGTAAACTTAAATGAAAAAATGTTTGACAAAATGGTAGATAACGTTTTGTATGCAGCAGAAGAGCTAAAAGAATTATCATTAGAAAATAGATTTTATTTAATGGTAAACGGATTAAATAGTAACTCATTAGTTGAAAATGGTGGATGGCTAGACATACTACCTGGAGCTCCAGATCTAAACTTAGATGTAGAGTCTGGCGATTTAGTTCAGGAAGTTATCCTGCTTAAATCTATATTCCCATCAATTGATGTTTTTCCAGCACACCACTTGTACGACAGGGCAGGACACCTTGCTGACTCAGGAATAATTGATCAGACTTCAGCCATTAATAAATATTTGGCGGGAGAAGGCAAAAAGGTTATTGGATGTAATGGTGGATTGGGTGTTAGAAGCAGAACTAATGAGTGGATACACATTAATCCAAATGGGGATTTGTTTATTTGTTGTGCCGACTTTGATTTCAAAACTGTTTATGGAAACTCCAACAATTCTAGCCTAAAAGAAATATGGCTTAGCAAAGCAAGGTTTGACATGATAGAAGACTCATACTCAAATATGTGCACCAAATGCTCAGCTGCAATATGGGGGTAGTCATCAATGTGCTGGATATGCGGATGCGCTGACCATGTTGGGCCTGGAAATGAAAGAGAGCCTAAAACAGAGGTTGATCCTAATCAACTAAATGCTATAATAGAGGAATAAGTGGAATACTAGTCCCGCTTAAATAAACAACCTATAGGAGTAATAACATGTCAGATGGAAAAGATTTAAACGGATTTACATCACCAAAGGTAAACGATTCAACAGTATGGGGAAATAACGAGCAGTATGCAGCTGATCCAAAGGCAGCATTCCCATCAACAGACGTTTCAAACCAAGCGCAGGCTCAGGGCCCAAAGTAATATGTGCATTGAATGCGGTTGCGAAAGCGTAGGAAGCGAAACTGGAGTTAAAGAAGTTAACATCCAGGATGTATCAGATCAAAGGAATCAGTAATGTGTAAAGATTGTGGATGTGGTTTGGAGCAAGAAATTCAAAACGAATCTGCTGAGTCACCAGCTAGCAGAAACGTTGTGACAATATCACAAATTAAGGGCGCATAGTGTCAGAAAATGTTGTAAACTCTGGAGAGGCAACAAAAAAGAATCCTTCTCAGGGTAAATTTAAATCTGGCATACAACCAAAAAGACCACCAATTAAGATTGATGTCAATAAGCACGGAATAAGAAGAGAGACTCCAGCTGTTCCTCAAGCGCCTAGAAAAACTGGAAGAAAAAAAGTATAATGCCTCCAAAAAAATTTGGCAGACAAATACCTTTTAACGATACAGTTATTCGTGATGGCAAAATAGTAAGATTAAGAAAAGACGGTAGGATAAAAGCTGTTGTTGGAGAATATACTCCAAAGCATCCTAAGAAATAACAACGCTCAATAATACATTAGTGTTACTTAAGGTTAGGTGTTTTAAGTTGATAATAAATGGCAATGAAGTGGAAATAGAGAAGCTTCATGAAAAAGTTTGGGTTTTTAAAAATGTTTTTAAAAACTCAAAAGAAATGCTAGATTTTTATTTAACAAACCACAGAGATAAGTCCATTCCCTGGTATGAGTTTGGATTTCACATACTTATACCTACCAGAGCCCAGTGCTTTGAGTCTTTTCCAACAGAAGATGAGTGGTCTGCTTTCTCAAGCGAGCACTTTGCCGAAAGAGATGATGATA